TCGCATTGGTTCTCAAGGAGGTTCAGGAATGCCGACCAGACTCCTAATTCGTCAGCAGTAGCGATAAAAGCTACGACATTCGACAATCAGTATTTAAGCAAGGATCAGATAGAGGATATCCAGAGGGAGAGGGATTTGACTACTGATAATATATGGAGAAGGCACTACTTGGCAGAACAGCCAGAAGGTGCTGGAGGATTTTTCAGTAAAATAAATGAGGCAGCTATGGGGGAGGAGACCTCTAGACCTAATGGCGAGAGGCAGTATGTAGCAGGTCTGGACTTAGGTAAGCAGGTTGATCCTACTGTTCTGATCATCAAGGACAGGGTAACTAGGCAATCCTTATATGCAGTAGAAATGCTGAAAACAGACTGGGTGCTGCAGAAGGAGACTATAGCTGTAGAATGTGCGAACTGGAGGGTGCAGGAGGTAAGGATAGACAGCTCAGGCATGGGTGGTGATGTGATATATGATGAATTACTGTCTATGAATGTTCCAGTGGTGGGATTTAAGTTTACCCAGCAGTCTAAGTACCAATTATTTTTAAACTATGCTATAGCACTGCAAAATCTTACTGTGCAATTTCCTGTTAGTTGGAGTAAACTAGTTAATCAGCTAGAGGCTGTAGAGGTTAAGCAGTCTGGCTTAGGATATTCTTTTAGCCATACAGATTCATTACATGATGACTGGGTGGATGCAGAATGCCTAGCTTTAATGGCTTGTGATCCTGCTATGGTGGATTCTGACATGAAACAGATAATACCTAGTATCAGGACATTTGAACCATTGGGTAGTACCTCATCCAATACGTCTAAGATTATACAAAGAATAAAAAGGGCGAGAAGAAGAAAGCAAATAGAGGAGGCACAAAGGGAGTTTCCTGATTTGCAGGTTAATGGAGTACCATTAATTCTTGAGGAGAATATTAAATGGCGATGAGCAGTACAGAGATAGAGAACTCTGCAGAAGAAACGGCTGGTCTGCTTTCTGCATCACCAGAAGATGAGCCAGAATTATCCTTACAATGGATAATGGCACAGCTATCGCAGGAAGGAGCTATATCAACTTTCCGAAATTTTTACAAAAACTGTCAGGAAGCTGATGAGTTTTATATAGGTGATTTTGACTTCTCTGTTCCTGAAGGTGGAAATCAGGTAAAGCTTGGAACATTCCATTCTATTATTGAAACATTGGTTTCCCATGCCAGTCCTAAATTTATTGATATATCAGTTCCCCCACCTGGTCCTAGAGGTCAGGTTAGGTCAGAGCTTATAGAAAAGTTTTTGCAGGGTGCTCACCACATGATCCAGCAAAACACCCCAGTACAGAGGGAAATCGTAAAGCATCAGGGCTTATATGGAGTTGCGTGGGCTAAATATGAATTTGCAGGACATTTATGGAGTGATTTTCCAGACCAGTCTAATGGGGAGACGGAATCTGAATACAAGGAAAAAATACAGGAGATTATTAATCGAAGAAAGTTTACCTTCCCGATTATTTCAGAAGTAATTAATCCCCAAGAATGTGTATGGGATGTAGCATCTACAAGTCCAAGATGGGTAATTAAGTTTTGTGATATGGAAGCTTCTTGGGTAGCTGCACACTTCCCTCAATGGGTAGGCAAGACAAACGGCATTGTAGAATTTCTTGAAGTATGGACATCCACTCATGTAGCTTATGTGGGGGATAAAAAATGGGCTATGAAGCCTAGAAAACATACTTATGGAAGAATACCTTTTGTTAAGTATTATCCACAAATGGGGGTAAAGACCATAGGCAGGAAACCTGAACACTTATATAGGGGTATAGGACATGGTAACTTTGGTATGCTGAGGGCAGAATCAAGGTTAGCATCACAATACTTGGATATAGTAGGCAGGAATGCTTGGGCTAATCTTTCATTCAGGGGACCTAGAGGACTAACCGAAGAAGTTATGTCTGAATACTCACAAGAGCCAGGAGCCAGGAATTATATTCCAACTAATATAGAGATAGTGTCAGATCCTGTGGCAGAAGCTCCACAGAGCATATTGATTGCCATGCAGACAATTAAGGGTGCTATAGAAGCTAATACTGTTCCTGCAGTAACTAGGGGAGAAAGACCAGTAGGTGCTGCTAGTGGTTATCATACTGCTGTTTTGGCAGGTATAGCCAGTCTTAACTTTAGTGCAGTAATAGATGCCACTGAACGTGGTATGCAGGAAGCCAATGAAATATTATTAAAGATTGTAGAAAATGTTATAAATGACGAGGTTACTGTATTCGGCAAAACTGAGTCAGGAGATCTTGATGCTAAGTTAAAACCCAACGATATTCGTGGACATCATGTCAGCTTGGTAAGGCTAAGCAGTGTGAGTCCAGAAGAACAGGAAAGGAAGTTAAGCTTGTGGAGGGATACGTGGAGAGCTGGTTTTGTGGATTGGGGTACAGCTCTTAGAAGTGCTGGAGTAAGTAATCCGTTAGAGGTAATAGGTAACAGGATAGCTGAGGATTTCTTCAATATACCTGAAATAAGAATGTTATTTGCCCAGATTGCAGCAGAAAAACTGCCACAGTTATCTCAGGCTATACAGGCAGCAACTGGTGCTACGGGGAATAGTGCAGAGGAGATAGCCAAAAATGTAATGAATACTCAGGGTGGTATGCAATTACCTAATACTGGAAACTTTCAGCAGGGCAATCAGGCAGGAGCAGGAGCACCTGCAGGGAACCAGACCAGACCAGTAATGCCTGGAAGCGTGGAAGAACAAAATTTAATAGGCAGACAAATGGCAGGTCCTAGATCTGGACCTAGAAGAACAACAGCAGGAGCAGATTTAGCTCCAGGAGGGGGAGCTTATGGCTAAACCTAAACAGACAGTGGTAAATATGGGTTTAAGTAATTTTATGGATTATGCTACCTTAGCATTTAAGGCAGTAGAGGAAAAATATCAGGATTTAGATATTCCCGAAGTTAAGGTTAAGGAGACTAGACCTAAACTTAGTTTTCCATATACTAAATATAAAGAACCTACTAGTCCAGAAAAACCTATTAGTCCATTTGAAGGAGTGAGGTAAATGGTTAGTTATAATAATTATGGAATGACTCCATTTATGGTTGGTCCATCTGGTAAAAGTATGGAAGAAGAAATGGAACGAGTTATGCAAAGAACTCAAGCAGCACCCCCTCGTCAGACTTCACAACAAGCTTTATATGGAATGCCAGATCTTGCTCAATCTTGGGCGAATATATCTACTCCATTTAAAACTCCTACTAGTTTACAAGTTCCTAGTGGAATGCCTACTGTTAAAGGTTGGGAAGGTATAACACAACAGCAAGATGAAAGAGCACGACAGCAAGAGATAGCAGGTAGACAAGAACAGGTAGTACTACCACCTACACCTACACCTACACCTATACCTAAACCTACAACTACTGGTGCAGGATCACGAAATATCGAAAGACAAAGAAGTAGTATGAATTTTCAAGCAGCACAGAGTATTGACAGTAATATAAAAGATATGATTTCTTTCTTGCAAGTTCCAGGAAAATTTCCTACTCCTTTAGAAGCAGCAGCAAAAGTAAAAGGACTTGGTTGGATGGGAAATATACCTCTTATGGGACAAGGTGAGACATCAGTAGAAGAAGTACTTCAAGAAGCTAATATAAATTATAGTAAATATCAAGATGCTCTTATAAATAATAAAGTAGATACATTATTAGAGATAGAACAAGACCTAGTAAAATTTGCACAAGTTATGGGAGAAGAAAAAAATATAGAGGCTCCAGATATAGCTAGATTTGGAGACCTAGCAAATAAAAATAGAATGGTTGTAGGAGATATAGAGCAAAACCTAAAAGCTATTGTAGGAGAAGAAGCTGCAGATCAAGCTGATACTACTAGAGGTGAAGATCCATTTACTGAGGAAGATAGGACTAGGATCAATAGATATATAGATCTACTTAATGTGGTTGGTCCAGAGGACATTATCCCTACAATACCAGGAGATTTAATTAAAAGTTATTATAATTTTGGAACTGGAGGATGGGAAATGACTCCTGAAAGCAAACAAATTACAGAAATGTTTGCAGAGCTTCAGGATGCGAAAATAGTATCTGGAAGAATGGAACTGGAACAAGAAACTCTAGGAGAACGTGAACAGTCTATGGCAGAACTTACAGCAGGTTTTCAAGAAGAAAGGCAACGCCTAACTCAGGAACATGAAAGAAGTATGCTGGATATACAACAAGAACAGGAAATGGATCTTGTGCGAGAGCAAGGAAGAATAGGTATGGAGCAGTTGCAGGAACAGTTAGCTATTGAAAGAGGAAAATTAGATTTGGAAAGAGAAAGAGCAGGAACTGAAGCATATAGAGCTAAAGGAGAATTTGTATTAGGCTGGGGTCAGTTAGAACAGCAAGGCTATGAAACTTATATACAAGATCATCTTGCCCATGTCAAGATGGCACAGGAAGATAAAAATTTAAGATATTCTACTGAGCAACAAGAGCAGTTAGCTAGGATAACTGGTCAAGATCAAGAAGATATAGCTTCTATATATGCAGATGCACAAACATTTGTTGCTAGAGAAAATGGAAGAACTCAAAAGGAAGTGGCTGAGATAAATAAAATGTCTGCTGTAGAAGTTGCTAAGCAGAATAAGTATAGTGCTACTTCAGTTGCTGATATCCAAAGGAAAATGCAGGAGTATATAGCAGAACAAACAAACTTAACTGCAGAGGAAGTAGCTAGTATACAGACAGAAGGACAAAAATCTATTGCTGTAACTCAAACAGAAGCAGAAAAACAAATGGTCCTTGATAATAATATAAATAATCTAGCTATAGCAACTATGACTACCCAGACTGAAGCTGAAATTGCTGAATTATCTACGGATGCTCAAATAGATATTGCAGGGAAGAATAATTTAACTCATGTTCAAGTGGCTACAATCACTTCATCTGCTACTGTGGAGGCTGCAGAAAAAACTGGTTTAAGCACTCAGGAAGTTGAGAAAATAAAGGGTCAGTATAATTTAGCTATAGCAAATGCCACTGGGTTGGATCAGAAAACAATAGCAAATATACAGGCTACGAATGCTCAGATTATTGCTAACATCCAAGCTGGGGTTGCTTTAACTGAAGCAGATATTCAAGGAAGAATAGCAGAACAGCAGATAGCAGAAGGAAGATATGCTACTGATATACAACAGCAAATAGCTGGTATTCAGGCAGGTGTAGCAGGAGCTCAAACTCAGGCACAAAGGGAGATAGCAGAATTACAAAGACAGGCTCAGGAATATACAGCTAGAACACAAGGTTTATCTTCAGAGGAAGTAGCACGAATACAAGCACAGGGAGGACTAGGGGTTGCACAGGCACAGGCTAATCCTTTCGGCTTAACTACTCAGCAATATTTAGATCTTCAAGGACAACAGGCTAGGGGTGGTTTAACTCCAGAACAAAGACTTGCAGAGTTAGCTTTGCAGACTACTGGTGGATTAACTCCTGAACAGCAGTTACAACAAACTCAAATACAAACTGCAGGTCCTAGAGCAGGATTAGGAGTAGAGCAATATATAGATTTACAGGAATCTCTTGCCAGAGGTGGTTTAACACCAGACCAGCAAATTCAACTATATCAGGCACAGCAACAAGCACAGGGAGCTGCTACTAGGGGTGGCTTATCACCAGAGCAATATATGGGATTACAGGAATCTGTAGCTAGAGGTGGGTTAACGCCTGAGCAAAGATTGACTGAACAACAGCAAGGACAACAGGTTCAGAGCTTAACATCATTATTAACATTATTATCTAATCCTAGTGCATTAGGTGCATTGTCTGGATTAATTACAGGTCAAACTCCGTTTGGCGAATCAATACCTAGTGCTGCAGCCTTACAGGGCAGGTCTAATGAGTTCTTAGACTTTCTGCAAGGTGCTTTTGGAGCTTTAGGTGTAACTCCTTCAGCATTGGTTAACTTAATACAGGGTGTAACTCCAGGTGGAGTAACTAGTCCTTTTGGAGCTTTAGGAGGAGCAGTAGCTTACTAATATGGTAGGACCTAAATTTGAAAGTCCTTTTGATAGGGATGACAGGGCAGATACTATTACTAGGTCAACTTATTATTTAACTAGAAGGCAAAGAGAAAAGTTAAAAGATAAGATGTTGCGTGAACAGGCTAATCGTGTTAGGCAGCAACTTTTAACTAAACCACAATTTACCCCTATGGACTTTAATAAGTTTGATGTTCCCAGCCTACCTGAAGATGCACAATCGAGCATTCTTGTAGCCCAAGCTAATGCCAACAATCCAGATCCAGTTTCTAGGGAGAAAAATGCTAACTGGTTTATGAAAGCTATGCAGAAATGGGATGACTGGACTGTATCAGCATCAGCATCACCCCTTAATCCTATAACAGGAGCAGCTAAGTCATTTAATCCCAGATTTGGCAGGGAATTAGCCAGAAAAAAGAAAAGATTTGAAAGAGAATATTTAAAATCAGGCAAAACTTCAAAAGAAGCTCATACATTAGCATCCAGAGCTGCTTGGAGAGAGACAGAATATGCTAAAACAAAGATTTTTGGATGGGAAGTAGATCCTATTAAATTTGGTATAGAGGTAACATCTGATCCTAGTAACTTTTTATTTTGGGGTGCAGGAGCAGGTATAAAGGCTGGAGTAAAAGCAGGTGCTAAGAGAGGAAGAAGAATAATAGCAAAAGCAGATGTGAAGATAGGAATACTTAAAGGTAGGGGTGTAGGTAGGGAAGAAAGGATGACTATACCAAGAAATTATTGGCTAAATCAAAGTAAAATAACTATCCATAAAGTCCTGTTTAAATCGGATGATGCAGCATTAAATAGGGAAACTACAGATAAGTTTATTAGGTGGCTTAAGTTGGGAGAAGAAGGATTGGATGAGAGAACATTATCTAAATTCCTTAATGATAATAATATAGCTAAATCCTTTAACACCTCTAATAGGCAGTTAAAACAGGTTTATAAGTCTCCCTTATTTAAAAGTTCAAAAAGATTCCTGCAAAATGGAAAGTCTGATTTTGAGAATTTGAGATTGCTTAACGATCCAAATGCCATAAGGGACTTAAAAGCTACGGGACATTGGGTGGCATCTACTGAAAGTAAATGGTTAGGTCCTTTAAGATGGATGTGGTATTGGGCTGATCCTGCTCCTACAAGATACCAAACAAAATCTGGCAGGGCTTCACTTCTTCATGGTATTGGGGAAGGAGAGAATAAAACCTTTGTAGCTGCTGCTGTACGAGAATATCAACAGAGATTCGTAAAATTAGGTGTTGATTTTAGGAAGTTGGATGAAGGAAATATGTTTGGGGATTTTATAGATGATTCAATAATAAAACTATCTAAAAAGAAGGGTGGTTTTGGCAAAGATGCAGTATTTGCAAGAGATCAATTAAAGGACTGGCATACTTTTTTGGAAAATGCTTTTGACAGTAAAGGAAATGCAGCTAAATGGCTTAAAGTAAATGAGAAGCAAAAAGCTAATTTAAAGGATATCGTAGAGGCTTGGGGAGAACACGCTTATCATTTAATCGAAAATGGAATCGCAAAGCCTGAAGCATTCGGTTTAGAGACAATAGTAGAGAAAGGTGCTCTTAAATATGAGTTGAATAACCTAAGAGCTGGTGGAGCATATATAGGTAGGATAGTAGACAGTATAAAGGATAGGCAGATAAGAAGTGGCAGGACAGCATTTACTAAAGCGAGTGCAGAAAAGAAAAGGGTTTTTAAATCTGTTGATCTAGATCCAGATTTTGACAAGTTATTAAATGATGATTGGTCTATAAAAACATTAGATCAGGCAGAAGAACAGGGCGTTAAATATTTAAATCCGATTGCTACTTATGATATTAAGAGTGGAGAAATTTTACAAAGGGTAAATGATAATAAATTTACAAATAGGTTAAAAAGTATAGGTATGAAGAAGTGGAATGCTTCTACAGAAGTAGGAGAATGGAAGGATAAGCAAAGACTTATAATAGAAACGATTAGTGAGTTCAAAAAACATATACTGAAATTAACCCCTAAAAATCTTTTTAGCAGTTTAAAATATGCAGATGACCTGCAAAGATTAGTACAGAAAACTTTAAAGAATCCTGATGCAACTGATCTTGAGGATGTATTAAATAGTATGGAGTCTGCTTTAAATGGACCGATTAAGCAAAGGTCGCATCATCTGGAAAAGACTATACAAGTAACTAGGGGTTTGAATAGAGAGTATACGGAGCAAAATGAATTAGCTAGGGAATTACTCCTTCATTTAAGAATAGCTCAAGAACCTGATCTTAAAAAACTATGGGCAGATAGATTAGATAGAAATATCATTAAGAAGGATAGAAAGCTATTTGGACCTAAAGGAGAGTTGACTTTAAGTAAGG